TCGCCCAACTGGAGGAAGCCGTCGCGGACCTGAAAGCCGAAGGCGACCTCCTCGGCGGGGCGAAGAACTTCACGCTCGACCTGTCGGGTGCGCCCGGCGGATCGCTGACCCCGATCCTCGTCGGGGGTGCCCTGCTGCTGGTTCTCGTCGCGCTGTTCTGGTACCAGGCTCGTCGCAAACTTTGAGGCGGATTGTTGCAGCGTGCAGCGTCGCGGCGTTGCTGGCTGCTGGCTGCGGTGGTGGTGGCTCTGGTCCTGCGGCGACGACGTTCACGCCGGTCGAGGCCGCAGCACTCGACTACCTACCGGGCGACGACTCGTTCGGGTTTGAGAACTTCGGCGGAGGCCAAGCCCCGGCCGAACTGACCGTCAACCTCGTCCGCCGCCTCTACGGCGACAGCCAGGTCTGCGCCTCGGTCGTCGACAACCGTTGCACGCCGCATCCGGTCGTCACGCAGTTGATCCAGCAGGCCAACAGGTCGATGGCGGCAGGACTGTGCGAAGGGTTCGCCGTCTTGGCCCTGCGGCTCGCTGCCGACCCGGACGAACTCGCCGCCCTACAGGCCGACGCCACCCGCGTCGCTTCGCTGCTGCGAACCAATCCTGCGCTCCTGTCCGAGTTGGCGTACTGGTACACGACACAGTTCGCCACCGAGGTTCAGGCACAGGCCCGCTTCTACCTGGACAAGTCCCCGGTCGAGATCGCAGCCGACCTTGCAGCCGACTTCGCCGACGGCGGAACCGGTACCGGATTCACGCTCGGTATCTACTCCGCTGCCGGGGGCCACGCGGTCACTCCGTATCGGGTCGAGTCCGGCGACGGCGACACATACCGGGTGTTCATCTATGACTCGAACTGGCCCGGTGCGGAACGGTGGATCGACGTAGACGCCGACGGCTGGGTCTACGCGCTAGCAGCCACCAACCCAACCGAGGCAGCAGAGGCCTGGGGCGGCGGTCAAGGCACGATGGAGTTGACACCGATGTCAGCCCGTCGGGGTCCGTTCACCTGTCCGTTCTGCCCGCAAGAAGGCCAGACGAAGTCCGGGACGTTGATGACTGTCGCCGCGTCGGGCGATTCGCAGTTGGGGTTGCAGGTGCAGGACCAGGACGGCAACCGGCTCGGCGTCTACGACGGCGAAATGGTCAACGAGATACCGGGAGCGACCTACCGCTACCTCATCTCCGCAGGCACCGCTGATCCGGTGCTGGTCTTTCTGCCGTCGTCGGTGGAAACGTACACGGCGGATGTGACAACGGTCAGCGTTGCCCCGCCGGTCGGAGCGGCCGATTCGGCGGGGCAACCCGACCAGATTAGTGAAGCGTTTTCGCTGCTGGTACTGGACGAAGGCGTTGGCGTGCAGATCGACGCCGACGTGCAGGCCGTCGACGCCGCCCCCGAGGAGGCGCTGCTGGTGGTCGCAGGCGAATCCATCGAGGTTCACGACGACACCGCTGTGATCGAACTAGCGGTCGGCGAGGTGCTCGTCGAGGTCGCCCTGGACACCGGCGAGGAGTTCGCCGTGGAACTGACCGAATCCACGAAGGGTGAGACAGCGGTCGCGGTCGAAATCATCGACGCCGCCACGCAGGTCGTGGTCGCAGAGGCCACCATCGACACCGCCGACGTGGAGGCCGAAGCCCCGGCCGAGTTCGTCATCGACTACGACGAGGCAACGGGCGTCACCGTCGAGGAGGACACCATCGACGCGTGGGTCGCGTCGGATGCCGAATACTTCGAGGCGGTCGCCGACGACCGGGTGGCTGAAGTCATGGGCGACGAGTTCGCTGCGGACCTGGAAGCCGACGAATGGCACGACGAGCCGCTGGTGATCGAGGTCGCCGACGACTACTGGGACGACGAACGCTGGGAACCGGAGGACTTCGACGACGACTACTACGCCGAAGAAGCCGACGACCAGTTCGACACCTGGGTGGAGGAGGAAGCGTTCGAGGAATGGGCCGACGACGACCCGTTGGCGCAGACGACAGCACCGATCCTGCTGGGGACCGAACCGGTGGAACGAACCACGCTGGTCAGGTCGTGGACGACGACGGAGCCGGAAACGGCATCGACGGCGACCAACCGCACGGAGGTGTACCAGGACGAGGCCGGGACGTTGACCGAAGTGTGGACCAAGGTGGCGTGGGAGATCCGCCTACACACGACGGCATGGACCGAGACGCTGACGGAGACGGGAACGGCGACCACCTACTCAGACGGCGGAGTGTTGACCGTGGAGACTTCGTGGGAAACAGCGGCGTCGGAGGAGGCGTCGCAAACGTCGTCGGAGGTGACCGACGCGTGGACCACCTCGGACCTGGTGGCGACCGACCGGGACTGCCTGTACCGGCAGAACCAGGAGGAATCGTTCAGCCCGCCCCGGCAGGCAATGACCCGGCTGGTTCAGCAGAACGATCCGTGGGAAAACGACACCGACGAGAAGCCGAGCGGGTGTGCGACGCCGGGGGCGGCGTCGACGGTGGCCCGCGAGGATGCTGCGACTAGCAGCAGCGAATCGACGACGGCCCATGAACGCAACGCCACCGACGGCTGGTGGTATGAGGAAGAAACGACGGTCACGACGACGGTCACGACCTGGACGGATGTCACGACGGTGGTCTGGTCCGACGGGTACACGGCGATCACCGAGGGCGACCCGTACGACGTTACGACCACCGCGACGGCGGTCAGCGACTGGCTCAACGACTGCGTGGTGGCGGACTCTGTGGGTACCGCCTGGACAGGGTTCGGCGACTTCTGCATCGCCGACATCGAGTCCGGCACCTTCAACGATGATGTGGTCACGTTCGATGTGACGGAAACGACGACCATCCAGATCACCGCCGCGACGGACCTGACCTGCGACGGCTGGCCGGGCACAACCGCAAACGGAGAGGACGCATATGGCGACCCATTCATCTACCTGTACGACTCGAACGATGCCCTATTAGAGAGCGACGACGACGACGGCTGCACCTGCGAACCCGACTGTCCCGACTCAGGCAACTGCTGGGACGCGTCTATCAGCAGGACGCTCTCGCCCGGCACCTACTACGTCGAGGCGAAGGTCTACAGCGCGGGGACGGCCGGGTGGTACCGCCTGACGATCGACACGGCGACCTAACCCCCGGTGACGGCAACGGAGAAAATCCGGGGACGTATCCACACATCGAATGACATCGGTGTTATTCTTCCCGCGTCTCGGACGAGGAGCGCACCTGTGGGCAAATCCCGCAAACTGGTTGACCTAGAACTGAAAGAGATTTCAGGCGTGGACCATCCTGCGACCCTGCACGAAGGCTGGCTGGTGATGAAATCCAGCGACGATCCGCTCGAAGCGGAACTGGCCGACACGATCGAGGCGTCCACCACCACCGACCCCCACCAGGAGGCGAACAAGATGTCGGAATACACCGACGAGGCTCCGGTCGAGGACGAGGTTGTTGCCGAAGAACCGTCCGAGGATTTCCGCAAGGAACTCGACGGACTCCAGAAAGCCCTCGACGCGGCCCGTGCCGAAACGGAGCAGGTCCGTGCCGAGCGTGAACTGGAGAAGGCGACTCAGAAGGCTCACACCTGGGCGATTCTGCCCGAGTTGTCGCCGACCGAGTTCGCCCCGGTGCTTCGCAACATTCGTGACCACAGCCCCGAGGATGCAGACGCCCTAGAGGCGATCCTCGACGGATGCGCGGTCGCCCTCGGCGAAACCGGAATCCTGAAAGAACTCGGCACCGATACGTCCTCGGGCGTTGACGATGCCTACGGCCAGATCCACGCGATGGCGCAGTCGAAGGTCGAGGCCGGTCACGCCGACTCGATCGAGAAGGCAATCGGTGAGGTAGCGGTCGAAAACCCCGACCTCTACACACGCTACGTCGACGAGTTAGGAGCCTGACATGGCATACGAATCACCAGGTGTCGACATCGGCACCTTCACCGCGGCAGCGGACCTGTCCGGCAAGCAGTTCCACTTCGTCGTCCTGGCTTCGGCCACGACGGTCAACGTGGCGACGGCGATCACGAATGCACCGATCGGGATTTTGCAGAACGATCCCGAGTCGGGTGAGCAGGCCGTGGTCCGCATCTCCGGCGTCTCGAAGGTCGTGGCCGACGGCACCCTTGCCGCAGGCAACTTCATCGGGACTTCCGCCGACGCTCAGGCTGACGCCATTTCGCCCGGAACCGACACCACCGTCTACATGACCGGCCAGTGTGTCGAGGCGGCTTCCGCCGGTGAGACGACGACGATGATTCTGAACATCACGAACTGCCGAGCGGCATAGGAGGACTGAACCATGCCCCAGCCAACACAAAACGACGTTCACGTCGATGCCATATTGACGAACATGTCGATTGCGTTCACACAGGAGGCCGAAAACTTTGTGGCCTCACGCGCCTTCCCATCGGTGCCTGTCCAGAAGCAGTCGGACAAGTTCTTCACATACACCCAAGCCGACTTCTTCCGCGACAACGTGCAACCGCGTGCCGACGGAACAGAGTCAGCCGGGTCCGGCTACGGACTGTCGACCGGCTCCTACTCGGCGCTCGTCTACGCGCTGCACAAGGACATCGGCGACCAGGTGCGGGCCAACTCGGACGCACCCCTGTCGCCGGACATGGACGCCACCCGGTACCTGACCCAGCAGATGCTCATCAAGCAGGAAGTCGACTGGGCTT